CAGTTCTTTCTGCATCTCTGTTTCTACCCTGGCGAGTATTGGCTGAAGCATCTGCTGCACCTCTCGCTGTAAGCTCTACAGGCTCATCTCCACCCTCCATTTGAGGTAGGTTAAGAACTTCACGAGCTTCGTTAGGAACCATAATCTGGTTCTTGACATAGTTTGTGAGAATCTGTGATTGAGCAAGTTCGTCTGTAAGAGTTAGCTCATTGAACTTAATCTCAAGAATGTCTGTCTTCTCACGAATGATTCTGTTTAGAATCTTCTCAAGATTGCGTTGGGCTGGTCTTGCTACCTGCTCTTTAAAGGTACGGTCTTGTGCTAGAGATGCAGCAATTGCTGACGAGTCACTACCACCAAGCTTAGAAAGTGGAACCTGGTGAGCAATAAGAATGTCGTCACGGTTCTGCTTACGGTATTCCTTGAATGAGCCATCTTGAATTCCATTCTCAATTGGGTCCATCTTAAACTCAACCTTGTTGCCCTCTGAGTCTCCAGGAAGTGGGATGTATAGAGTTCTGTGGTTCTGACCCTTAAGACCAGTCTGAAGGAATCTGAATAGCTTGTCCTCCGCCTCTGATGACAACTGAGCACCCTTTAGGGTTACGATGTAACGTGGCACTGCCTTGTTCTGGAAGTAATCGATGTTGTATTGTGATGCAAGCTGATCACCAAGAAGTGATGGCATTGCTGCTACGATATCTGGAACACCATAGAAAGTATTTAGTGGAGAATATTCCTTGATGTGAATAATCTCGTTAGGACGTGGATCATCAGTAATCGGGTTCTTGTTAGTTGCCCCAAAGTTACGGAAGTAAACAACCTTGTTTCCAATCATCTGAACGAAGCCATCGTGAATGCGACGAACACGCATAGTTGTAGCAGGAATGTGACCAATGTATCCGATCTCACCAAAAGTGGTTCTACCAATTTCAATGTATCCATTTCCAGTTGCATAGAAGTCTGTGTCAACCTTTTCCATAATACTGGTGAAACTTTCATCCTGGTTAAGATTTTCAATCCAGTCACGAAGCTGAACCTTTAGTCGCTCAATACGCTTGCGAGCACGAGCGGTAGCCTCTTCATTATCTGATGTTTCAAGTTTTAGGGTAGTCTTGTCTGATACGAAAAAGTCATAGCCAAGACCAACGATGTTCTCAACCTTTGCGTCAATAGCAGCGTGGTTAGCAAAAGATGTATCGTAATAGTTTGCAAGTTCCTGTAGGTTGTATGGTGGTGTGATTACGTCAAAGAGACCGTATGCGTTTCTAAAGATTGTACCTGGGTTAATTGCTTTTGACTGTGCATCCTCTTTACCGCTTTGAACTGCAAGTGCAGAATCCATGTAGGCATCTGTGACCATGCCCTTTGATAGACGGGTAGCACGTCTTTTAAAGTTTGCGTCGATACCGCTAAAACCTTTAACTTCGTCCCATGTTTTGTTAAACGGATCCGATGATTTAAATACGTCCTCTGTTTCTAAAACATCGTCAATTCTTGCTGGAATTGGAATTCTTGTAATTTCACTCATTAGTCATCACTCCCATATGCGTCAAATGTTTTCTTGGCTGCAATCAAAGCACCTAGGTCGTTCTCCGAAGGGATTAGACCACTCTTCAGTCTGTCTATCTGCTCGCTGTGCTCTTCATCGCTAATCTTTTTTACGTTAGGAAAAAACTCCGCACTACCGTCTGGTTGACCATAGTAGGCTGCTGCTTCTGTTAGCTGTTTAATTTTTGCTGGGTCATCTTTCATTGATTCAATGCTTAGTGCGTTTCCCTCACCATCTGTGAAGTATTTACCGCTAACTAGCTTCCAAACGTAGATACCTGCATTTGAAAATGGCTCTTGGACAACCTGGATCTTTGTTTTACCCAGCTGCCCCTTCATTACTTGTCCCAAATTATTAATATTCATAACCACAAGTATACCACATTAAGTGACTGGGGTTGTTTTTTTGTCAAGAACTACACCAGAATATACGTAATATTTAAACGATTGCGACAATAGTTTTTGATTTGGCTCATAGCCAACACTAATAACTCCAGTTTTTGTTATAGATCTATATAGTTCTTGTGAGTCAAAGCCAGTGACTCCAGAGGCTGCTGCCCTTGAGCCACCCACAGTGTTCCAAGTTCTTGATCCAGTTGCCCAGTAGTTCCAGGTTAGTGATGATGTTGCTGAGTACTTTGCATCAATCCATTTGTTTTGAACCAACAGTGACTGACTCTTTTGTTCGTCAGATAGTTGAACATAAGAAAAGTTATTAACAATCATTGGTCCACAGAAACTAACAAAACCCTCTGTGCCGTTTAGAGAAATATTTTCTTTAAAGTTAATATTTAGAGTAAACCATTCATCGGCATTTACTACTGGAAATGTCATGTTCACGTTATTGACAAAATACTCTAAAGAATTGTAATCTGATTCTGAAGTTCCATTGTAGTACCTTGCATATATTTTGGCTCTGGAATTAGAAGAGTTGTATGAGTCTAGGTAGAATCTATAGCGATTGTTTCCAATGCTTACATAAAAAAGCAAAACTGGGGTAGTTGAAAACTCTTGAAGCGTCAGCTTCATGGATATTTGAAAGGCTCCAATATTGAACGGACTAGCCAAAGATTTATTTAAAGACATTCTGTATCCATAAGTTGTGTCAATGTCGCCAACAAGCTTTATGCCAGAATTATTTGATAGGTAGTAGTACTCATCAGTATATCTTGGCATGACAAATAGATTTTGCGTATCTGCTGAGGCTTGGAATGATTGAAGATCAACGCCGTACCTTGTGCTAATTGCTGCCTTTGCTGTATCGTATGTTTCGTTAGTAATTGCCGCTATTTGAAAACTTCTAATTGTAGTTCTGTAAAAATTAGTATTTTCCGTATTTGCAAGGATATGGAACGTAATAGATGTTTGAGCAGAGTCCACAATGTCTGGCATCTTTACTATTGCCCCATCAACAACTTCATAAGCCACTGTCTCCCAATCTGTATCTGGAGTATTTAACTTACCCTGATCAAGTGGTTGGATAGTAAAGTCAGAGATATCTCCAACCTTAAATGTTATGTAAGCCTTAACGCTTGAGTCTGATGTGTCATAGTTACCTCCGCTAAAAGTTATTGGCTCTGGGGCATCCATGTTTATTTGCAACATGTCAACTTTTGTCTCAAAAACACCTGCAGAAACTTCAACTCTTTTCCTTAGGCTTGATATTGGTAGTGAGTCTCTCCAATAAGAGTTTGATGAAACATCCAGGCTAGCAAGACCAAAGACCTTTTTTGCGTTTAGGCTATAGCTTGCGTAGTGTGTTTCTAGATCTGCTAAAACTCCAGAAAAAACTCCGTCAGTAAAGAAGTCTTTTATTCCTAACCTGTTTCTGTCGTTTGAGATGGAAACCTTGTATATTTTTCCAGTAAATGTTGACGAAAAGTTTCCAGAACCGCCAATGTATAAACTAAGGCTGCCAGACAAAAATTCGCTCATTCCATCTGGACCATTCGACTGTAGATCTTGAAGATCTATTCCAGCAATAAACTTTGTGCCAATCACATTTCCAGAAACGGATCCCAACTGTTGCGTTGCTCCCTTGTATGCAAACTCATAAATCACTTTATTTGCAGTTGTTGGAGAGGTCTCTGTTATCGTGTATGCTTCTATGTGTCCATTTCCGCTAGATAGCCTAAATAGTGTTTGTCTTGAGGTATTTGCCTCTGATCTTGTTGCCATAACATAAATTGATCTTGGTGTTCCGCCCGATGTTCCTGTTGTTGAGTTGTAATCTAATGGTGAAAAGAATATGTGACTATCTACCCCAGACCAATCTGATGTTGGTTGCATATCTATAAATGGATCTGAACTCGCTATCGCGGTAGACAAGTCTACAAAAAATTTATCCTGTGTAAGAGTTGAAACTGCTCCTGGCTCAATTTCAATTTCTGGCAACCTAAAACTTATAGTTTTTAATACGTTTGACTCTGAAACAAAATTATCAAGATACCCGTTATCCCATACGTCCTTTAGGTTGTTTCCGTAAGACTTGCCCTTTCCATAATTAGCTAATGAGTAATCTGTGTATAAGGTTTCTCCGTCATGTGCTGCAATTAGATCCTGTGGGAATTTGACAGCTTGTGCATACCCAAATCTTCTAAGAGATTTTTCTTCATCTGTTTCATATGGATATATTGCAACAGCATCTATGTCTATTTGTGGAACATCTAGGGTTGTGTAAAATCCAAGCCACTCTGGTTCGTCAGAATCATAGACATCGTACTGACTTATAAACTCTGGAATCTCATCCACATTTATGGATATTGCTTTACCACCATTTATAAAAAGATTAATGTTGTTTGGAGAAACTGAAATTTGAACAAGCATTGGTCTTTGCCATTCGCCTACGTAGTACGAGCCAGAGTATTTTCCAGCTTTCAAAACTAGATATGGTCCTTCAACATATAGTCCATCGTCTGATGCTATTGGTCCAATGATTCTTGTCAGTGTGGTGGCTTTAGTTTTAATTCTAAGCCACATTTCCAAAGTTCTGCTTCTGTATCGCTCGGTTTTGCTAAGGAAGCCATAGCTATTGAGAACCATTGAGGGCTTTCCTTCACCGTATGCAGGTGTCAGGGTTACTGCTGTGGTACCGCCATAGACCATTGTGCTTGCTGATGACCTTGCACAAAGATTCTTGTTTTCATCAATTATGTAATATCCGTGTTCTTCATTTGATGCGTGTTTGGATACTGATACTCCCTTGCAAGAAAATCCAGTTGCGTAGTCAAGTGCTGATGGCAGGGAAACCTCTGTTGCACCAAGGCTTGTCTGGTTTGATACTTCTGACTTTTCTCCGATGGTAAGTCCATTCATAAGTATTGACACATTATCGGCTACTGCTGGGGCAGCATAGTTAAATCTAACAACAATGTTTGCACTACCAACGATTGCTGGAAAGGTTGCAGAGATAAAGGTCCATTCATAGAATACGCTTGTTGGTATTGAAGTTGCATATGTTGTGGTTCCACCAATCTTGTAGCCAATATCAATGCTTGAAACATATGGGCTATCCTTTAGATAATAGAATCCAATATTAAAATAATCATTTTCTGCGGTGAATGTTGAACTTGATGTTGCAATAAAATTACCAGATGATGATACGTTTGTTTTTACAATCCTATTAACTGTTTTGTCTAAAGCATAGTATGGATCTAAAGTTTCATCAAGTTCGCTAGACGTGGCAGAATTTGTCAACGACCAGGCAGTTCTAATTGTTCTCTGCGTATCTGAAATCAACGATAGGTAAGAAATATCATCGTCTAACGCCCACACCGCTAGGGGTTGTTCTGAAAAGATTTGATTGATATATGCATTAGACATTATAGTTTATTTTACCACATAAAGAAATACCCTGCCGAATTAACGACAGGGCATTCTTGTTTAATGTTGACTAGTTCTTGTTTGGAATCTTGATCTCGCAGTAGTCTGTGCTGCAGTAACTTTCCCCAGCAGCCTCTAAGTTTTCTACTCCATCATAAATAGCAGAGAAATCAATCTTTGCAATACGACCAATGTAGTAGTCGTACTCGTCTTCTGTAATTTCTGAGTATGGCTGTTGTGGATAAACTGTGTTTCCCATTGGCAAGAATGAAACTGCCTTTAGCTGCCCCTCGTACATATTTAGAACAGATGCGATGTGCTGCTTCTCGGTTGCTGTATCAAACGATAGAGTTACTGAAACACCATTGTCTGACCAGTACTTCTGAGCAGTAGCAGCGAGGGCTGTCTTCTCAAATAGAGTTACATCCTTCTCTGCTCGCTTCTGTCCTGAAGAAATTGGGAAGTATACTACTGAGGTATTTGCTGATACCAGATCTGCCTCAATCTTATACCCTGCCGCTTTGAACAGGTGTAGCATTGGATCTGTGTTTCCAAAACGGATTGCTCTTAGGTAGAACTTTCCTCCTGGACCCCAGTGAACACCAGGTGTTGCACCTGAAAGGATTGACACAGAACCAGATGGCTTGACTGTGGTTACACGAATTGATTCACGAACACACATCCACTCTGAGTACTTGTTGTCATAGTAACGAATCTTATTGTAGCCCTCGTCCATCCAGTCACGAGTTGTCGGTAGTCCGTGCTCGTCAGCAAATGATGCAATGCCTGTTAGAGATGTACCAATACGGCGGTTACGCTGCATGATACCGTTAGTCTGCTGCCAATGTGTAGGAAGAAGTGTTACAGTCTTTCCATATAGGTAAGCAAACTTTAGAGTGCGTAGGAAGTCTTCCTTGCTCTCGTGACGGTTTAGGTGAACCTCAACTAGAGTACATAGTTCGTATGATTCTAGTGGCTGTTCTGCACATGGGTTGAATCCCATTACTCGGTAGTCCTTGCCATCTGCAGGATCTGCTAGGCGACCAAAGTTACGAGCAACATCAAGCCAAATAAATCCTGGCTCACCATTGTCAACAATGCGATCTACATACTTTTCGTAGTCCATGCCAACAGTGGCTTCGATGGAGTTGTTTGACATCCAAGCCCATCCTGGGTTCTCTGGGTCATATGAGTTACGCTCTGGGAATGCATCTGCATTCTTTAGGTTTAGGAAGTCCTCGTCACCATCTACCCCAAGTGCAAGGGTGGCAGAACGACGAACGTTACCAGAAACAACACAAGTACCAATAAGGTTGATTAGGTCAACAATAGCACGAGCATCTAGGTTGTCTCCAACACGCTGAGTAAGTACGTGAGCAATACGCTCATGTAGCTTGATTAGCGGAGCAGGACCAGAGGCTACGCCACCAAATCCCTTGATTGGAGCACCTTCTGGACGAATCTCAGAGTAGTCAAACTTCTGAATGTTCTGTCCTGCACGAAGGAATGAATTAATTAGCAAACGAGTTGCTTCTACCCAGCCTTCACGAGTATCAGGAATAACATAGGTTACTTCTGGTTCTGATGGTGCATAGATTGGAAAGTTCTTGTCTTTACCAAGGGTATCGAAGCCAACTCCAATTCCAAGCATAAGAGCATCCATTACCCAAGCAAATAGAGCACCTGGATCGTTCTTGTCTAGGTCCTTGGTTGATACCATTGCACAGTTCTGAAGAGCTGCTGAGTTACGCTTTTCCATTGTGAGTGGTGTTCCAAACGTCCACATACCGCGACCTGGAGGTGTCCACTTTAGGTTGAACATTCGATCGAATGCTTCCTGTGCTGACTTCTGTGCCTTGTAGTCATTCCATGGGAGACGATTCTCCTTTGCATGGTTTTTCTGGACAGAGTACATACCTTCGATAACTCTGCGTACGACTTCGTACCAGCGTTCCTTGGTCCCATCTTCTTTGACTCGTGAGTAGGTGCGAACGAAAGTAATTTCTCCAAGGGAGTTACCTCCTGCATCCACGAATCCAAAGGGTGATTCCGCTGATTTGTACTTATCTACAAAATCATTGGGAAGGGTAAATGAGAAAAATTCCGACATAGTGTTTCCACCTTTCTAAAACTGTGATTGGTACAAGTATACCACAGTATTGTAAAATGTCAAACACTACTTATTT